ATTGAATTAAAACATCGTGTAATTCTTCAATCTCAAACCCGTTTTGAACGTTTACAAAAATTTCGCCATTATTTGATTGTACGCGCGTTACAACTCCAATATAAACCATATGCGCAGGCGCTACCGGTTTATTTGCTAAACCAAAAATCAACGCTCCGTTTACACCTAACCAAACAGGATCTCCTGCCTGAGCAGTTGACGTATCCAATCCGGCAATTAATCCGAATGTAACGCATTTTACTAAGTCATTTGTTATCCCACCTGTTTCAAGTAAACCAAACGTTTTTGACGATGTAGCCTCAGTTGTATTTGACGCCGCCGAAACAATCATATTTGTTCCGTTTGCAGACGAAACGTAAACTGCCGCACCCTTTGCTAGCGTTTGACCTAATTTTACCTCATTTTTGGTTTGTGTGGCGTAATTATCAATCCATTGAGTATTATAGTCAGTTGCGTCTATTTTAGCTAAAATTTGGCCTGCTGTGCCACCTGTTGGCAAGCCTCCTGATATTGTCGGAAACGTTGCTAATGACCCATCTCCGCGAATGTATTGAGATATTGTGCCGGCAGGATTATTGTATTTTGCATTTAAAGCAGTTTGTAAATCCGTTTGATCTGCTAGCGTTCCTGATATATTTCCCCAAACAGCCGCAGTACCTGCAACAGTCCACGATCTATTTGCGCTAAGATCGTACGTTGTACCGTTGATCGTCAATGTACGCGCGCTTGTTACAGGCGTATATCCTAAGGCCGTAATGATTTGCGAACTTGTAATGCCGGTCAAATAGGTATTTGAATCCAACGATCCGTCAGCCTTTAAAAACTGCGTTGCTAAACCGTTAGTGACCTTGTATTTGTTTGCTCTTAGAAACCCTTGCGAATCGATGAAAACATTTGAGCCGCCGCCAAAACCATCTGTGATTTGTTTTTCGCTTGCCGTTAGGATGTCATTGTCAATGGTTTTTAACAATGCTTTGTATGTTTCCGCTACTAATTGACCGGTTAATGATGCCATTTTTTACCTGCTTATTTTAATGCAAGTTAAAAAATAATCAGCCTTGTTTTATAGAACACGTAACCGATAATGATAATTGATTCGAAAAATATAGTGATAATAGCCCAAGCAGGCACTACGTTTTTGATCACTTCTTTGTTCGAAATTCGAACATTGTCCGATTTTGATAATTGATATTTTGATTTGTAAACTGATTCGATTGAATCAATGTCGATTTTGGCCTCAATTCTGCCGCGTGAGGAACGCAAAGTGATTGTTCCTTGTGGTATTACAAATTTCGAATAAAAGGCCGTTAAAATGCCCGCAGAATCACAAGGATTTTCAATGATAATTGAATCACGGATTGCGTTTGTTTTATAGATCACGTCTGACGTATGGATCGTGTCGTATTTTACAATGGTTGATTCTTTGATTATTGTCTTTGACGGTTTGCAACTAGCAAACAAAACGATCGCGATGATTAGGAATTTTTTCATTACAGTATCAGGTACCCTTGTGAATCTATTTTTTTAGCATTATACATTGCGAATAATTCCGATGGCGTTTTGCCGAAAGTCTTTTGAAAATGCGGCGCATCCGGGAATTTCTTCCAATCGCCTCCCCATTCCCATCCATACTTTTTGAATACGGCTACAACTTCCATCCAATCTGCTTTGCCATCTCCGTCAAAATCCTTTTTAACATCCCACGAAGCAGATTTGCCGTCAATCAATACGATGTCGATTGCCATCCCGTAATTATGAACACTCAATCCCGGTTTTGCCTTTGTAACAATTACGCCCGGTTTTGTTCTGCCCTGAGCATATATTGCCTCTTGCTCTTTAAAAGTTCTCAGTGTATATGCAAATCTGCAAAACGCTTTGCCTCTCAGAGCGTTTACGATTTCATCATAAATTACGGCAACCTCAGCGCGCAATTTTGGATGTACTAATTTAATGCGATCTAATGTGATTTGATCTTTCATTATTCCTGATCAGATTTCTTTTTTACAGGCTTACCGTGCTTCAAATTATGATTTTCTTCACGCAGGTTTTCAATTTCAACCGTCAATTCATCAACTTTCTTTGATAGCTGATCCACTTTCGCTTCCAACTTCTCATTCATTTGGGTAACCATATCAATCACGCGCTGCGAATTTTCTAATTGTATTGTACTGATATCTGCATTCTCTTTTCGCTTCCCTAAGATCCACGAAATAAACGCCGTGATTGTAGATGATATTAGGCCAATGATGGCATCCCTTGTTTCCATTATATTGTTTGTTGGATTTTATTACTGATTTCGATAATTCCACGAAAATACGTGTGATCGCGCTCATCGTCAAACATATATGTAGATGATTCCTTTACACAAGTAAATACATTGAATCCGTCAGCTGACAAATCAAAATATCCGTTTGAACGCGTCCTAATTAATTCTAAAATTCTATTGATTGCCTGATTTGCGGTTAATTCTCCGCCTGAGTCTGACGCAAAACGCGTTACAACCTCGATGCGAGTAATTGTTTCAGTGATATATGATGACTGATTAAAATCTGTTTCAGAGGTTCACAGCCGTATTGATGCAGCAGAGGTTGCAGCAAAGAAAACAGCGACAGGTGCAAACGCACAATCATTCAAGCAATCTTTGATTGAAGGAATCACAAAAGGTGGTTTAGATGCATTAGTAAACGGATCAAGCCGTTCAGCTAAATTCGAAATCAAAGCAGGTGATATGACTGTTGCTAACAGCTTCACAGGTGAGGTTATCCCAGCACAATATGTACCGGGTATCAAATACGATCCAACACGTCCAATCCACGTTCGTCAATTGTTGGCACAAGGTTCAACAAACGCAGAGGTTGTTCGTTACGTACGTGAATCAGCATATGACAATGGTGCAGCAACAGCAGCACAAGGTGCAACATTGGCTGAGTCAGATTTCGATTTAACAGCATACGATGCAAACGTTCAGAAAATCGGTACTTATTTCCGTATTTCTGAGGAAATGTTAGCAGACACACCACAGCTAACATCATATTTGGCAGCACGTGCGCCTGAGAAATTATTAACGGTTGAAGATGCACAATTACTTTATGGTAATGGTACATCACCAAACATTTCAGGTATCGTTACATCAGGATCAACAGCATTCGCAGCAGGTTCATTTGCAGATTCAATCGTTGCGGCTAACCAATTCGATGTTTTGACGGTTGCAATCAACCAATTAGCATTGGTTAACTATCGCCCGGATTACATTATGGTTAATCCAACAGATTTCGCAAAAATCGTATTGTTAAAAGCAACAACAAACGAGTATTTGAACGAGCAATACTATGCAGGTTTACAGCCATCATTCTTGGGTGTACCGGTAGTAATCAACACAGCGGTAACGGCTGGAACTTACCTAGTTGGTAATTTCGGTTTAGGAACACAAATGTGGATCCGTGAAAACTTATCATTAGAGTTTTTCCGTGAAGATGGAACAAACGTTCGTGATGGTTTCGTAACCGTTCGTTTACAAGAGCGTATTGCATTAACTAACTACGCACCATTAGCAATCGTTAAGGGTACATTTGCAACGGACATCGCTGCAATCGGAGTTTAATTTTAATACAATTCCAAATTAAGAGAGGCCACCTAAATATTGGGTGGCTTTTCTTTTTATATTTGTTCAAAAAATAGCACAATTATGGGCAAAGTTTTAATGAGAAAAACGGTATTTGACAATAAAACAGGATACCACAGAGCCGGTGAAATCATTATGGTTTCCGATCATGTTGAAAGACATTATTTGGCAAATAATTATGCAGTTAAACCGGAGGAAGAAACACCGGTTGTTGAAGTTATTGAACCCAAAGTGGAGGCCGTAGAGGTTGAAACAAAGGAAGAAAAATTGGTTTACGAAACAAAGGGCAACAAAGCAAAAAAAGATGCGGCAGATCAAGATTAATGATGTGATTGGGGTTCCAATCATTTCACGTGCTGAGGCTAAAAATTACATCAGAATTGATACAACGGCAGATGATACGTTGATTGATATGATGATAGAGGCGGCACACACGGCGGCGGAAAACTACATGAGCCGTGACATTATTGCAAAGGAACGCACATATTACCTTGATGAATCCACAACAGGATTTATTGATGTTCCGTTTGGCCCTGTGGCATCAGTTGATGAAGTGACCGTGAAGGGTTTATCTGTTTCATTTTCGGTTTATGGTTTAGGCGATCCAATGGTAGAAATTGAGCCATTAGGAACCAACATTAAAATTGATTTCACAACAGAGGGAATGAGTGATGGCCTATTAAAACAGGCATTGTTGATGATGGTTTCGACCTATTATGACAATCGCACGGATTTTGTGACAGGGATGACCGTGAATGAGGTTCCGAGTGCATCGGCAAAATTATTGGATGGCATAAAAGCGGTATTTATCTAATGGCAACAAACAACACGGCATCAATTTTAAAACAACGCATCCTGATTAAAAGGATGGCCAAATCCGCAGATGGATATGGTGGAACCACACCGGGCGGATATGTGACAATTGACACCGTGTGGTGCCGTGTGCAAGAAACAAAGGGTGATATTGATGAACGTATGGGCATCAGATTAAAATCAACCGAAATTGAGATCACAATCAGAAAGGAAACAGCCGATTTGATTGCCAATGAGGATGTGTTGCAAGTTGAGGGATTTTCGGCATTGTATCGCATTAATTCAGGATTTCAAACGTTTGAGAATTTTTGGGTGAAAATGACAGCCACCAAAATTGAGGGGTAATGATAAAAATCAGGGTTGATTCGAATCAAATGGATGATCTGCGAAAGCGGATGGATCAGTTGGCAAAATTCTCTAAACAGGAATTGTCAAACGAATTGACCACAACAGCAATGCAGATGGTTGGTAGAATGAAATCTACGGCCCCACACGATACAGGTAATTTGAGAAATCAAACCAATTTCGAGAGGCAAAATGAAAATTCTGTTGTTGTTTTTTCACGTGCACCATATGCCCCATATGTTGAATTTGGAACAGGTCGTGGTGTCACATTAAAGTTTTTGCAAGAGGCCGGATTCCCTGCGAGTTATGCGGCACAATTTAAGGGCAAAGGAATTAAGAAACAGGCAATGTATGCCCGACCATTCTTTTTCCCTGCTATTCGCACAGAATTACGTTTACTAAATGTACGATTGTACCAAAAATTAAAAAAATTAACTAAATAATGTTAGAACCGATTCAATTTATCCGCAAGGCGATCATTACACGTTTGACAAATAACGTGGTGATTGATGGTGTGACATTTGGTGTTTATAACCGGGTTCCATCAACAGCATCGTTTCCGTACATTTTAGTGTATTCCGTTTCATCAGATGAAACAGATTTTAATCAGACATCGTATATCACAGAAACAATCACACGAATCGAAGTGGTGACACGTTTTGCATCGGATTCGGGTGGAGAATTAACAGCCAATCAGGCAATTAATAGAATTTTAGAATTAATCAGAACACGTTCAAATGGGTACTTTGATTTATCTGCGGATGGATTCAATGTATTTACCTGCGTAAAGGAGTCATCAACATACATGGTGGATGATGAACGTGATCACACGTATTTTCGTGGCATAGTTGAAATCAGTAATAAAATCCAACAAACAGCATAATGGAAACAAGGGATGCCATCATTGGCCTAGCATCATCAACAATCACAGCATTAATTTCGTGGATATTAGGGAAACGAAAAGAAAATGCGGACATCAGCACAATACAATTAGAAAATTCCCAACGTGTGATTGACATGGTAACGGCAATGAATGAAAAGTTGGAGGCGAAAGTTGACCAATTGAGCAAAAAAGTGGATGAATTAACGGTTGAAATCGAAAGTCTAAGAGAGGAAAACCATAATTTAAAACTTGGTAAACCTGCAAAAAAGAAAGCCGATCAGGAATAATGAAAGATCAAAAGACATTGGAACGGATTCAATTGATGCACCCAAAATTGCGTGCTGAGGTTGGAATCATTTATGATGAAATTTGTGGAGCATTAAGAGGCAAAGCATTTTG